CGGTGCAGGTGCTGTTAGTAGACTCGAATCATATGGGCATTCACTAATGGGTTGGGGTAGTGATACCTTTGGCATGGACTGTGAGACATATCAAGACTCGACTGGAGTTGCTACGCTATCTTTACCTAACGATAGAAACAGATGTTTTGGTTATAGAATGGCGGTTAGGCAACTGTATAACAGACCAAGGTGGTCTCCTTACATTCGTGGTTGGTTAGAAGTAGCCAATTCAAATGCTATGCTTGGATACTACAACGGCCCACTAATCCAGCAAGATTCTAAGACAAATGGCTGGGATTATGTAGGTAGTGTCAGCGGTCAAGTAGATGTCGATTTCGATGCACTGTATGTAGGTATACTTGAGAGAATAACACAAGTTTCTAGTTTGCTCGGACAAGACCAACTTGGTCGTCAGGTCAGATACAGTGACGGTAGAAGAATGACAGGGCCGTTTGGTTGCCCGGTTAGAACTGCAAGAAATGCATCTACTGTAACTCGTTTCTTCCCTAATGATGAAGAAGGACAAGGCATCGAAGAGTTGTCACAAGCCCACAGACATTACATGGTCGACTGGTGGGGCAACACTCGTGGTGAAGATGTCAGGCGTTTCCCTGTGAGAGGATTCGGGCTACGACCTTCTTGGGACCCAGAAGACGCTTACAAAGATACGAATGTCACTCACAGACCCGCTGCAAATGGTTTGTTTGGTGGAGACGGTAATGACAGACAAAGCGGTAATGCGAACACAGTCAATAACGACGGCACCAGCATGGGAACCGTTGACTGGTTCAACCCAGCAAGTATGCTGAGAGTTGGTGACCGAGGAGACGGTAGAGGCTGTAGATGGCCTACAGTCTTCAACGAAAGTCTACTTATGGCTGTCAGCGAAAACCATGACGCTACTGGACTTGTACTATCAAGTAACACAGCCGAACCTGTCTACGGACAAGGTTTGGTTAGACCAAGCAACGAGACTTTGCAGGCTGGCGAAATCGAAAGAGGCATCAGCGATAGAGTAGACCTAGATTCTGATGACGGGCTACTCAAGCCTAGCGCACATGTTGGTGAGGCTATCGAAACTGTCAACGCAGATACTAGAGGTGCTGAGCCTGTATCAAGAGATGATGTCAGGTTAGGATTGGATGTAGACACTATCGCAGAACTAAACGACGGTGTAAGCAGAGAATATATCGTTATGTCAACAGAAGCCCACAGTCTACATACAGACAGAGAAGTTGGGCAGAGGACTAACATTAGAGGAGCATATAACTTCGGAAGTAGAACTCTCAAAGATTTAGATATGTCTGCTCTTGATTGGAGTTCTGCTCCTGTCACTGGTGTCGTTAAACACTCCGATGCACACGCTATGTGGCCACTTGGTGGTACTTATGTGATGGACTGGAACAAACATGCCGGTAACCTAGATGTCAAAGGTTGGGGTCAACAGATACCGCAAAACGGTTTGGCTCTTTGGCTGAGAGCCGATTCTATTGATGTAGAAGACGGCCAGCCAGTTACCGAGTGGAGAGACCAAAGTGGAAACGGTCATGTATTTAGTCAAGGGACTGCAAGTGCACAACCATCGTTTGTCGCTGACGGAGGGGCAGCAGTGAATAACAAACCACTTGTAGATTGTGACGGTAATGACTTGTTATCTGCACCATTTAGCGCTGATTTGAATACTAATAGTGTAAGTGTATTCGTAGTAGCATTCCCAGATACAGACGACGGTAACATACACGGAATAATTGAGTCAAGAGGTAACGCACCTGTAGCAAGGTCAGGTTTCAATCTTTATGCTCGTATGGATACAACCAATGCTTGGCAATGGTGGGGTGGAGATAATACTACTTGGAGAATTGTTACCACTGCTAACAATACAGCAGTAGGTGGTCAGCCAAGTATAGTCACTGCTTCTATCACGGGTGGTGACGGTAATGGTTCTACATCACTATATTCGGTATCTAACGAAGGAAGTACTGCCGTCACACTTAGTGCCGGTTTTTACAAGTCTACAGCACAACCTTATCAGTTAGGTAATGTACCCAGTTCTTTCTACCTTAACGGTAAGATAGCAGAAGTCATACAATATAACCGACTCATGACAACTGCGGAAAAGCGACAAATAGAAGGCTATTTAGCAACAAGATATGGTATTACCGTTTATGAAAATACTTGGAACCCTTCCAACCCTTACCAAGATGATGACCACGACCCTATATCTCAGAACATAAATAACTCTGACAGCAACATACAATTCTTGTACAGACCAGCCTTTGGACTTGACTTCAAGCACAGTCAGATGTTCAGGTCTTATGTAGCGCTGAAAGGCAGCAGTCCTCAAGAGAACTCAAACTTCTACAGGGCTACTGCTGGCGGTAAGTATGGTATGTTCACTAGTGACGCACCGGGCGCTCGTACAGGTACTCCGAGTAACCCACCTTACGCACCTGTCTATACAGTAGACCCAGCGACCAGTACAACTGTACCTGTCAGCCAAGGACCTAACATACCCGGTGTCGATGTCACAGGTTATGATAAGTCAGATATTACCAGCCCAGTCGCCAGAATGGTCATGTCAGAAAATACCCTTGAGCACTTCCGAGCCGACGCAAGTCGTCGTTCTATAGATGATGATGAGGGTGATTACAGTGTTCAGCCAAGACACAGCCAGACACTGCATCCAAAGGGTAGCAAAGGGGATGCATCTTATAATACCGGAGACCATAGTGGGGAGTGAAGCGCATGACACCGATGGATGAGGCTTGGATGATACTAAAGCGCCAGACTACGCTTGGCGAGTTTCATCCTGACTTACCAAGTCCTCATGGACCTGTTAAATGGCTACATGGTACGCCTGAAAGTAATGTTGATTCAATAAGAAGATTGGGTGTGTTACCAAATGACGGGAGTGATTGGGGGTATGGTGCATTTGTGACCGATAACCCAAAGTCTGCAAGAGGTTATGCAAGACATCCACCCGCTTATATTGGTGTAAGAGAAGGTGCAGGTGAGCCTGAGCCAAGAGTAACACCATCGCTTGCTACTCAAGCATTCCCCGAAGGTATACCACCGGAGTTCTTGACAGTTATGCCCAAATCACCAAACACAGGGGCTATGTATAGGGCAGACGCATTGGGTCAAGAACAATTTGAATTACCTGCCGAAGATGTAAGATTAAGAAATTACATGGATAGATTGACTGGTGTTAATCAATATGAATTACAGCGAATACAGGACATGGGAAGAACCATTGACGAAAGAGGTAATGAACATGGCGCTAGGTAAGAATCTCGCAACAGGTCGAGCAGACGCTGCTCAGAACACTGTGATGAAGAAGATTCGTAAGCCACGCTTTGTCGATAACGCTGTGCGCCACGCTCAATACACCAAAGTAAAGGCTGGCTTTGCGGCTAACAAACCTACCAAAACGGACTTCATACCTACACCTGAGCGTAGATACAAACTCATCGAGGAAGAAGATACCATCCGTTTGCTTCACAATCCGACAGACAGTATGACCTATGAGGGCTCTTTGTTTTATGATGGTGACAAAGTGAACACTACTAGTACGCTACCTGCGCTGGCTGTCGGTAGTGAAAACCATGCTCAAGCATTAGTTATGTCCGAAATCAAGACATCAAACAAGGGTAATAAGTACGGAATAGAGAACTTGAAGGGTAGAAAGTTACATGACCTAGGTTTTACTGACAAAACTATCCGTTTTGCTCAGAAAATAGGAGTAGGGCTACGGACTTCTGACCTAGCAATCAAGGTAGGTAACTCCTCTAAGAGTTCAATCAACGGAATAAAGGCCGCTACACCCAGTGGAACTTTCTTGGCTATGGACTTTTACGGTGTTGATTCGATTACTGCTCTCAGATATCTGTCTAAACATGATTATTACTCGCCTAGAAGCGACAGATTTGGTAATTTGCTCTATGTACCTCAGACTCAGGTAGAAAGAGAGCACTTTTTGAATGAAAATAGAGTATCTGGAGGTACATCTGAGAACAATAATGACGCTGTACCTAACAGAGTGGTAGTTAGAGGCAAGTCAAGGGCTAATAATGACCAAAATGTAGTCCAAGTAGATGACTTTGGCACTCAAGTAGACACTGTGAACGAAGTACCGGGCGGAATATCGGCTCCGACTGCTCTAACTAAGGCTAGTGCCAGAAAAATAGGTCAGAATATGTTGAGAATGGCTAAAAAGGCCACTGGTTCTAAGAAATATAGTGATGTTTTGGCAGGAACTGCCGTTCAGCCCGGTGATTTGGTAAGTTATCAGGCTAGACACGACAGTGAGAAGAAAATAGTGCTAAGCGGCACTTATGATTTAATAAATCGCAAGTCAGACCTTCATGTCAACTCGGTTGATGGTACACTTGAGGATGTTTTGCAAAAATTCCAAGAAGTAGACATCAGTAGTACGCTAGATGATAACTTTGACAGGAATAGACAGTTTAGCGTCGAAGAATTCAGCACATCTTTTGGTTTGAAGATAAAAGTCAGTTGGCAAATTGCTGAAAGGGTAGATTCTAACAGAGGAGTAGGATTTAATCTTGGTCAGCCTAACAGAGACACTATACATGGAGGTCGTAGGCTAGAAAGCACAGGTGTTTTGATTGACAACAGTGGTGGTTACGCTATAGGTACTACATCATTTACAGTAGACGGAGTAAGCGCTACTTCTGCATTTGCTACCGACAACCAACCAGTCTACACATCTAGCGGTAACAAATTAGGTCATATTCATCTAGCCGGAGTCTTGACAAACACTGTCGTTATTAAATCAAGAAGTGTTCACCCAGTGCTAGACAATGAAGAACTGTACTTACTACCAGACACTTTACCAGAATCCAGAAACGACTATCTCAAGATAGGTGTTGTTCAGACTAAATATTCTAAGACAAGGAGAGGATGATAGTGCCCGTACTAAATGAAGGAGCCAGATTTTTGATAGATACATTGAGAGCGAGAATAAACGAAGTAGTGTTTGGGTTCGACGGAACAGTCGCCACCCAGCAGGATGGGGGTATAGGTAGACCAGCAGTGGTCGTTACACCCGATGTCAAGGTCATAGACGATAACACGCTGTCGGTTGAAGCAAAACTGTCATTAGATGTGAGTTTCACGCTACCTTTGAGAGAAGTGGTTATTAGATATAAGAATCCAACTGACTCTACAGATACAACTGACTTCTGTAGATACACCTACAATTCTATAGAAAAGACTGCTAACAATGAAATTAAATTCTCAGCAATAATCGAGGTGGGACAATGACCAATCCAAAAGCAGGCCATACAAGTGCAACAGGCTACGGTGCAAATTCACAGGGACTAAGAGACGGTGACGGACTTACTAGCCCTAGCCTTACCAATCTTTACGAGGGGTTGCATGGCAACGGTATCATCAGATTAGGTGATGGGGCTGCTGGTGACTCTTTGAGAAACAGTATCGTAACAGGTACGCCCGGTTTCGTTACAGTATCAAGTGGTGGCGTAGTTACTATCAACGGTGGTTATTGTGTACTTGATGGAATCATGTACAAGTTCGCTAACGGTCCAGCAAGCACAGAGGCATTCACTATAGGCACCAGTACTAACTTTTCTGGCGACCTACCTAGCGTACCTAGTTCAAGCGGTGAAGTATTTGTTGTCATCTATTTGGTTGGTAGAAGTTCGCCGGAAGCCCACCTCATGTATGAGATGGGAACTCCAGTCACCGCTTCTGCGGGTACACCTTTGATTCCTAACCGCTTCTTGTCAGACCCAAGTATCACAGCGAACACTGATTTGAATCATAACTCAACTGTACTAGCAGTACTGAGATACACCGTAACAGGTGGTGCGGCTAACATCAACGCTTCGCTGAGCGCAACGGCTACCATCTTTGACAGAAGGACATTCTTGAGGAACAGCCCACTGTATCTGACCCCTATGACCGATGGAGCAATAGGAGATGTGACTACAGCAAACGCTGTAAACTCCGCTGCTGACTTAGACGGCTTCTTTGCGTCACCCGAAAACGGAGACTTTGGAGGCAGTCCTTTTGCTGGTATTTGGCATAGTCATAGGGAAGATAGGTCGAGTGGAAAGCATGGTGTAATCTACGCTGGTATACCTAGAAATGTCCACTCTACTCCTTCTACAGAAACTGTAGTGCTTGGTCCAAACAGAATATCTATTCTGACAGCCAATGTATCGTTTACCTTTGACCAAGAAAATGTCTTCTTAGTAAATCCAAACGGTGGTAGTGCAGACGCTACACTTACTCCTAGTGGTGATTTCCCATCTGGGCATATCATAGAAGTCAGGAACATATCTACTGCTGGTTCTTTTGACACTAAGTTCACTGCTAAGACCAACAACGCAGCGGCAGCCGTCGTTGATATAACCAACGGCCAATATGCGAAGTTCGTCTATGATGGCACTGACTGGCACCTGTTGTTCAAGGGTTGATGTTGTGGGTAGACTAGTAGAGATGCTTAGGCATAAGTGCGAGAACTGTGGTAGGAAATCGTTACCTTTGACAATCTCAGGGAAATACCTGTCAGGTGAACCTGCTGTATTGCATGAGTGTTCCTTCTGCGGATACATAAGGTTCCACGGCCAACTTGGATTCAAGGGTGTTCGTAAGCGCAAGGCTGAACCCTTGTCCAAGAAGGCCAATGGTCGCTTGTCCCGTTATCTCAGACAAATGGCTGAGAAGTTAGGAAGATAAGTTTATCTCATCTAAACGCTTAGGAGTGTTATGGGCAGGGCATTTGATAGCGCTTGGACTCTGTTAAAAAACTTGGATGCGCCGTATGATTCGTCTAATCTACCAATTATCAACAATTTGAAAGAATTATTAGCCCAATATAATAAAGCAAAGGCATCTGGTGCATTCCCTACTCCTGAACAAATCAAAGAAAAGCAAGCAGTTTTAGATGCAAGGCGAGACATGTATCAAACCCTTACACCCGAAGAGCAAGAATTTATGAGAAATAAAATGCTTGATGATTATTATAACTCACAGCCACCATTTAATGAGTAGTTACTCTTCCTCGTCTTTTCCACGGAGACACGCTAAGCAGTATCTAAATCCGTTATGGGCTAGATTAAAACAGCCTCTTTTTGAACATAGTCTCATGTCACTCGCCACGCTTTACTACGATGTCGTCTATCCTTAGTATACTAATGGTGACTTCGCTAGCAGATTGCACTGCTTGTTTGACTAGGTCAAGTGGCTCCCATACATTCGCTTCTATCATAGAACAAGCCCCACCATTCTCTATGTCTGGACCAGCGTCACTGTTACCCTGTTGATGTTCGTTTCTTAGAGTCAATACAGTGTCTAATGGGTCATGCCCTGCGTTCTCAGCGATAGTGGCAGGTATAGACTCAAGAGCCTCAGCAAACGCATCGATAGCCATCTGCTCTCTACCACCTGCTTCCGCAGCCCTTTGCCTTAGATGGAGGGCTGCATTCAGATAAGCAGAGCCTCCACCGGGCACTACACCTAGAGTGGTGTAAGCCAAGCAAACCACACCCAGTGCGTCTTCAAAGCCACGCTCAGTCTCGTCGAGAGTTTGCTTAGTAGCGCCTCTTAGGATAAGTGTTGTAACTTCTCCTTCGCCCTTGACTACGACATACTTCATGTCACCGATAGTCTTGCACTCTGCGTCGCACTCTACAGCCTCTTGTAGGTCTTCTGTAGTATGGGCTATAGTAGTGTTAAGTAGTTTAGATAAAGCAGTCATGTCACTCTCAGGAACTCTATGAACCAGAGAAATGCCTTGTTTTGCTAGTGTCGCTGCAACTACTTCGTTCACGCTATCTCTAACGAATACGATACCGCCATCCGGTAACATACTGATGATTTGTTGCGCCTTTTCGACCCAGTTGTCACGACCAGTCTGTCGCTTGTACTGTTGATATTCAGCAGCCGAGCCTAAACTCAGTTGGACATTGTCATCGCTTTTACTGTCACTCAGACTAGTGTTGATGAGTATAGCCTTGCCGTTTGGTTTCATAGGCATTGCGGGTAGCATGAACTCCTTATGGAGGACTACACCGCTAAAGCATGATGAATCGTCTAGGCTGCTACCGGGTTGACAAAGGACACGGATTCGGTCAAACTCTCCCCCGGCCTTCTCAACTGCTTCTACGCACAAAGCACTTACATGCTCGATGCTAGATTCAAGCGCTTTCCCTGTGATTGAAGTCTTAGCCACATTCTGTAGGTGGTCTTTAGCATCTACCTTGAGTGTCTCAAGATGTTCTGTAGTCCACCTAGATGCCTGTCTGTAACCTCTACAGATTACATTGGCGTGTAGGCCTTTGTTGAACAGGAGTTCGCTGTTACCCAGTAATTCGCCTGCTAAGACTACTGTACTCGTAGTACCATCATAGCACATACTTTCTTGTGTATTGGCAGCCTCGACCACCATCTTAGCGGCAGGGTGACTTGCATCTAACTCCTGCAATATGGTAGCACCATCGTTGGTGACTATCACATTGCCACCAGCATCTACCATCATTTTGTCCATCCCCATCGGACCCAGTGTTGTCTTTACTGTACCGACGGTTCTCTTTGCTGCTCTTATATTGTGCACTACTGCACTAATGTTCTGTTCTTGTTCGCTCATTGTTTTCCCTCTCAAAATATTCATCCAATATGGAATCGATACAGGAGTTACATACTCTATACTTAGCGCATCTAACTCCTGCCCAGTTGTCTCTGTCACATACTTCGCAGACTATCATTGACATTACCAGTCCACCTCGTACTCTTTGACATCTCCTGTTTTTCTGCACCTTGCTTTTACAATACCTTCTTCTACTCCATGCTTCCAAAGTTCGTATACAAGTTCAGCGTCTTTCAGGCAATACTCAGCAACCTTGCTGTAATTACCCTTGCGCCACTCTATCGGGGCATCGTGACTGTTCATAAGTTTACCTTTGTTCAAAGTGTGATAGCAAGCATCTGACAGGGGTACTGCGTGACCCACTATGTTTTTCAGCAGAACGGATGTGTCAAAGACTTGCTCTTGGGACTTCGCCATGATGTCTCCGGCAGTCCAGCAATCAAGAGCGTCTCGAATAATTGGCAAATCAAATCCTTTCAAATTATGACCTAGTACCATACCACCCTTGGCTACATGCTCTGCTAAATCATCACCAATAATCTTAGGATGCATTTTCTTGACAACTGTATCTTTAGGTAAATATTTAGATACTGATTCATTAGAATAGACTGTACCCTTTTCTCCATCCCATGTAGCAACAACTGTCGGCTCAAACAGATGACTGTGACCCCAGCCGCCTATCTCATGAGAGAAATTTGCTGTTTCGATATCTAAGGCTAACATGTTTGACATACCACATCCTCCATACACATTTTGCACCAGTCGCACACCAATACAGGGTTCTTCCAGTGCATCCCTATGTAGTACCCCCCTATGTCTTTTCCTATCTTAGATTCACAGAATACACATTCAAAATCCCAGACCGAGGACATCACTTTTTGCCCCCGTCTTGCTTAGACTTACTTATGTAGTCATCTCTAAGTTTGACATATTTGGATACACCTTCTCTAGTTTCTTTGAACATCTTGGCTCCGTAATCGTTGTACTTACCGTTGACAGAACCCTTACTGCTAAGATTAGCAAGTTTACCGAACACCTTGTACATCTCGGCTTTCTTAACCCAGTTGACACCTCGATGGTCATCAAAGTCAAACCTTTCACAACGGTTGTAAGCATCTTTCCAGTGACCTTCCATCTTCTTCTTTTCACTACCGCCAGAGCCGACTTTGACTTCTGACTCAAGCCATTGAATAAGATTCTGATATAAGTCAAACAATATTTCCTTAGCCATGTCTACATGGTCTCCAGTCACTGTCCAACTACCTTCTATCATAGCCATGTGATGCGCTAGTACATTGGTGTAGTTTTGTAGACCCATGATGAAAGATGCACAGATGCCCTGCTTTTCAGGGCCCATTGGTTCTACTAGGGTGTAGTATTCGTCTATGGCCGAAATCAAAGCAGGTACATAAGATGCATCTATCTTGAACATCCTATCCATTACACTCATGACGGTTGTTTCTTTGTCATCATCGCTCATATCTGTCCATTCTAAATGAGACAGCCCGCTGAGATTCAGCACTCTGTCTCTAAGTTTAGTTTTCAGTTCAGAAAAGAAATCTGATACTTGGTCAAACGAAACCTCAAATTCGGGCTTATTGTGAACTGATTGCGCTAGTTCATGATTAACATCTCTCTTCATATCAAGAGTCCAGTGCCTCCAGTATGTCAATACACGCTGAAAGATACCCTTGTCAAGTACATGCTCTTTGATACCCTTTGGAGGGTATGTAGTAATCCACAGAGATACCTCAGATTTGACACTGAATGTGTCTCTTGCCATGTGCTTAGTGAGTATATTACGACCAGTACCTGCTGAGTTTAACGCAGACTGTAAGAACAAAGTAGTGTTCTCATTGTGCTGCCCACCCTTTAGTAAGACAGAACCTTCATCGAAGTTAAGCCCCTTACGACCACCGAGTATACCTTCTCTTACCACCATGTTAGGATTTCTTGGGTCTTCTGAGTCGGGGTCTGGTACTAGTGTACCCACTAATGCTGCATCGTTACCAGAGTTGTAGTCCATTGATTTCAAACCGGCGGCTTTCAATACTTTTTCTATGATTTGATAAGATGCCGATTTACCTGTCCTAGTGTCTTGAATCCAGAATACACTGACTCTGGGGTCGAGATTACTTCCTCCAACTGGTATCCTTACATACCCTACTGAGGCTTGTCCAAGAATAAAGAAAAAGGATAGTAATCCCGGTATCTCATTATTCTTACTCACCTGATTGAAATGGTCTAGGTAACCTTTCAATATAGGATATTTGTGTACGCATTCATAGTTTTCTGCTCTGTGTTCCATCATTTCTATTTCCCTCTCTTGTTGTATGTCTTTTGGACTCTGACTGGTTCCTCCGAGGTCAAGACTTCAAGCAGCCTCTGCCTCAAAGTTGTTCCCATACCCTTCACTTGTTTGAGCGATTCTGGGAAGAGCATCTCTTCTATAGAACCGCACTTAGCGAGCAACTTGTCTACTAAATCTGGGCCGAAACCGGGTATGGTTATCAACATGTCAGCCCTTACATCATTAGTGCTCACTCTTGTCACTGCTCTCGCACCATGCCTACTTGCAGGCTTGTGCATCTTGCTGTGAAGTTTGGCTATGAACATAGCCGCTTCTGAATGGTCTTTAGCACGATATATGTGACAATCGAAGTCAGCCATTATTCGTGCGAATGTACCTAATAGTTCATTCATGACTTTGGAATATGATACATTTCTACCTTGTTTCTTTGAGAGCGCTACATACTTGGCTATGTCACCGTGTACGACAAGGAATACTCTTTCGCAATTTGCATCTAGGTTGTCAATCTGTCTCATCAAGTGACCGCTGTGACTAGATTGGAATAGGTCAGAAAGGCTCTTGCACTCTATGTGAGCATTACCTGCTTTGTAGTCACCCATTCCTTGGAGGTGTTCTTTCTTGATAGGAAAGCCCTGCCTCTCAGCAGCCCTAATGACTGCGTCATGCAAAGGACCTCTTTCATTACTATCGATTATCAAAGGTGCTTTACTCATATCCTTTCCTCCTGCATAGTGCACACTTGTCTATATTTCTATCAAATCTTACACCGTTACATAGACGGCCACTTTTGATAGTGCGTGTACATAGTAAATTTCTTGGGACTAGTTTCTTGTATCTACATATTTGACAGATAATTACTGGGTCATCAATACCCTCATATCTATCTCTCATGCTCTTGGTGGCTCTGACACGCTTCTCGCAAATTTCGCAGTAATATAGCGTCATCATTCTTCCTCCGTTATTGCACCTGTTCCATCCCAGTATCTGCACTTACCTAGGCACATACCTTTCTTCCAAAGCATGGAACAAGTCTGCGGGTAATCTGTACCTATGATTGTACTTACTTGGTATCGGGTAGTGCTTTCGTTGAAGTCAGCCCATTGAAGTGAGCGAATGTAGTCTACAATGATTTCGGTATGCTTGGCTTTGTTTTCCTCGGTCAACTTCCAAGCAGGCATGAAATATCTCAGGCGCTTTGATAGGAATTTGGCAAGTTGTACTCTTGCATCGTGACTAGGGTTACTACCTATCCTACAGGCCGCTGAGTTTAGACAGGGTAGTATGATTACCCCATCCATAGATGCTGTCGGTAAATCAATGGGTGCTGAGTTAGGATTGAATATCTGACTTCTTTCCTTTATCTTTCTAACAGTCAATTCTAACCCTTGACTACCGTAAGATATCATTCCGGCCTTAGCGCCTTCTGCTTTATCCATGATGTAATCTATACCTCTTTCCATATCATTAGTTGACAGTGGTATAGACCATAGTCCCCTCTTTGCATTGTATGAATTGGGTATCCTTATCATACCACTTGTGTCAAACGGAACTGCTGGGTCAGAACAAAACAAGCCTAGTTCAATCACCCAGTCGTTAACTGTTTGCATACCTGCTTCTTTGATAGCAGATAGGCTGTTAGGTCCACTAGGCATGTATTCTTTATCAAGCATGACCCATACATGGAACCCGCCACCACTGTACCATACAGCGTGAGATATGTCCTTGTCTAACAAGTGGTAATGCAATTTCAGTGTCTGCTCCAAAGCCTGTTCTATCTCAACTTCTGGCCTATCCCTTTCTCTGAAATTCTTAGGGTCAAAGTCCATAACAAAATGTCTGACAATCGGAGTCATCAAATCAACACGCTTGTTGTGCGGTTGCTGTAGACCTCGATAACCATACACTGTCATGAAGGCGTTTGACACACCGTTCTTACCAGCCCAGTATTTTTCTAAGTCTTGATTTGACCTAACGAGTTTTCTGAAACCTTTACCCTTCTCAGTGCTGAGTTCCATCACCTCCCTAGGAAAATCAAATACTATCTTCATTTCAATCACGCCTTTGCTTTCTCAGTTATTTCTCTCAAAGTTTGAACAAGGTCGTCTACATCTCTTAGCAAATCTTTGTTCAAATTCAAGTACATAGGGCCTTTCGGCCCACCACTTTCATCAAACTCATACAGACTTGTCTGTATAGCCACCGAGTATTTTCTATCTTTACCCAATTTAGTAAAGGTAGCATCTACTGGTCTGTCGACTAGAGGTGACAAAAGCACCTCAATTGTTCTTCCTATCATATCTTCATTCATTATTGTCACTTCCATATTCATCTAAATATTCTTGTGGGTTATCGCTCCCATCCCAACTTGGACAGATGCTCTTGAAAGAGCACCATGCACACTTAGCCGTACTCGGCTTTGCTGGAAAATCATCTGTCAAGTAAGCCGTAAGTAAGGCTGCCTTGAGTTTCTCAATCTTTTTTCTGTAAGTATTGACTGTTCTAGTATTCAACGCTTCGTATACAATTCGGTCAACTGCCCTTTGTTCATATCCGTACTTGTTGTAAGTATCTAATTGAGCGCCTGAGCCTGCTGGATATACCCAGCCCCAGTGCGTTACATTCTGATACTGATGCTCTGCTTTGGCTAGTAAGTATTGGTAGTAAGCCATCTCTGTCCTCATCGACTGCATCTTGAACTTGGAGTCGTTCCATTCGTCGTCTTTGTTTTTGGATTGCACCCATTTACCTGTCTTCAATTCCATGATGGCAACCCCGCCATCTTCTTCACTGAAACCACGGTCAATGCTTCCCGCATAGTGTATAGGTATAGGTACCATTTCTCCGTTAAACTCGAACTCTTCATCCACAAACGCATGAACTTCTAATTCGTTCATGATTGGTAGATACTTATCTGGTCCAACAGATAGTAATCTCTCCAAGTCCCATTTTATTCTAGTTTCTATAACGGGTTGTTCACCAAGAGTATATTCTTTTTCGGACAGTATACTAAGAGCCAAAGCCATCGCTTCCTCTCGCTTGTCTCTCTGCATGAGTTTGAACAGTTCTTCTACAATAGGCATAGCGTTGTCATAGAACTCTTCTACTGCGTCGTGAACATTGGTACCTTTTGTCATAGCATCTGTCGATGGTTCTGGTAACTGATGTATTCGCTTGTATTGATACTGCTTGGGGCAGAAATCAAAATCACTAGTAAGGCTAGTCTTGGTTATACGGAGCATCTTCTCATGTCCCGGCTGCCACTGATATGTGGACTTAGCATATGCTGCCCAGTTTCTGCTCATTCAAATTCCTCCTCAATCAATTTCTGTAGATAGACAGCCAAGTCCATGGCTTCTTCTTGAGCATGGATGAGCCATTCTAGCCTAGACAGAGGCGCAGTCTCCATAGTAACTCCATACTTACTTTTACCTACTTCTGCTCTTTGCTGTATCTTCTTACATACTTCGTCTTCTATTCTGCTCATTTTATCACCAATACTTCTTGGGTTGTGCGGCACCAGATGCGAACTCTAAGTTCCAATCCAAAGCGCCAAAGATACCCTTCATCTTTTGCTTAACTAATTTATCGACCATCTTGTCATAGTCTAAATCGAATCCATCTAGGTCTGTTTCTTTCTGATACACTACCACATCAGTGGGTGGTAAGTGGTCGGGTGCTTTGACAACATAGACCCAGTTTACGCTGTCTCCTTCCCCGTACTTGTCAGTGGTAGCCAGATGTTCGTTAAAGTACCTAGCGCCCTTTACTGCACCACCAGTAGTCGTAGCGTAAGCGCTGAGTGATTTCTGTAATCGTGTAGTGCTTGCTACTTCTGACAATTCCACATCTCCTCTTTTGATTCTCTTAGATATAGGTCTAATCATACCAATGACTTCATCCTCGCTGGCACCAGTACAGATGGCTGTCAGTACATCGTTTTCCAGATTCTTAGAAATAGGCGCTAGTGTGCTGATTTTACCCCATCTTGCTGACTTCTTCTTACCTTCATCTTCGGGTGGCCAAGAACAGATACCGTAGTACAGGTTCTTACCCCCGACAATCCAATAAGGCATGTAAGCCTCGAACTCTACAATCAAATGACTAGACTCATGTTCTCTTTGAACTGTCTCAGTCAAATGCTTGGCAAGGGCATGTGCCTCATCAAACGGTACTTGTACGAAAGCCGAATCAGTGTGCCCGTACAGGGAACTATAACCTTGATTCTCTGATTCTTCCATAAGGAATTTGATTGCTCTTCGACCACAGGCTGTGATAGCGCTGGCTATGTCGAAGTCTGACCAGCCCCAGTAAGCACTGGCGGTCATACCGTAGAAGGAAGCCATTACACGCTTTACTGCAAGTTGTAATGTATTCCATCCGTTTCTCTCATTTTCAGAAGAAGCATCCCGCATCTTCTGTTTGTACATATCACGAAGGTTAAACATCTCATTGACAATCTTAGGGAGCAGTGCGTCTGTGCCCTGAATCCAACATGTACCGTCAGGCAATTCTCTGACATTAGCCTCGTTCTTACGATGGTTTGGAACTTGGGTCTCCCAAGATAGATTATGGCTCAGTATGATACTTGGGTACAGACCCTTGTAATCTACACAAGCCACACCCTCGTATCTACCGGGCTTGGGAGGTGGAATGAAAGCGCCCTCATAATCTTGCTTCTCTTGTCGAGAGCGAGAAGGTGCTTTCCAATGAGTTCTTCTACTGAGAAGCCCTCTAGCGAATCTTGTCACATTGTGACACGATGAGAATGATACTCCACAGATTCTCTGTAGAGACATAAAGAAGTTGAGGACATGGTTTTCCTCATCTATTTTCTTGAGAAGGATAGTATCTTGCATACAGTAGTCAACATAATCATCGAACCTTTCAGTCCACCCAGTGAATACATCCATGTCGAACTTACCACCATAGCCTAGTGTACTAGCAATAGTGTCTAGTTTCAGATTCTTCAACTGAGGCTTACCGCTGTCTTTCCATACTCTCTCGAAGCCACTACCACTTCTCAGCGGGGCGGCTGTATCGAAGCATAGCCTACCGACAATAGGTTGCGCTACATAGTCGTACGAGCCGTCTTGTCTTGGTCTAATGACTCTACCAAGAGGACTGAGTTTCCTATGGTCAGGTAGCCTTCTCACCAAGTGAGGAAGGTCAGCCCACATGATTGCGTGTGCTACGAATACATCTGGATTGCACTCATCCATGTAATTCATGAATGCTATGTGCATATCTTCTTCTGAGCCATATAGATGCCTCTCATAAGTAAATGAAACAGGTACTCCGTTGACAGTGTACTCTACCTCTTTTTCTTCGATGTAGTTGTCCATCTCATAAAGGCCCGTAGGATTATCCTTCATCCAACAGAAGGCTACCTTCCTATTGTTGTAAGAGTCGACGACAGCCATTACAGTTGTCTCATCTGTCTTCGGGTCCCACTCAAGGTCAAAGTGCCACACTCTCGGTTTCCATTCGGGCATTTCTGATATGTTGTCAATGAGATACCTATCGACCAGACTGAGGTCAGCCTCCCATGTGAAGCCGAACTCTCTCGCCATGTCTCTGATGTCACTGTTACGATATGCGTAGACTTTGATTAGTGAGTCGCCAGTTCTCAGCGCTTCTGCTGTGTCTGTCTCGTCTACATAGGAACCGGGATATCTGTTCAAGACTCTCTCAACTACTCGCTTAGGAGTAGAGGCCTTAATCCAGAAATACGGTTCAAAGTCCGTAACAGTTTCTTCAATCAGATTACCCTCAGCATCACGCCACCTCTTGTAGATGTGGTCAGGACCTGTGGGGTCTGGTCGAAAGGTATCAATTATCATATCAATCCCACCAATCAAAAGTAATTAGTCTAAACAACAAATCTAACCATTCACGAATCATATCTATTCCTCTTCGTGTATCTGTACATAAGTCACATCAGCACCGCACGATGAGCAGTGTAGTGTTGCCACTATACCCTCTCCTTCATAGCCGTAATCATCTGGGTCAAAGTCTGCGCCCCAAATGAGTCTACCGCCGCATAGCCAACAGACATCTCTTCTTTGATGGTTCACATGTATGTAGTTAGTCATAATCAGTCCTCCTCGTATTCTTGGTCCATTATCACCATTAGGAAGTTAGTAGACGGTTGCTCTAATACAAGCACTGTCTCATCACCTGTGTACAGGTTCAACTCACCATTAGGTAGATTGGATAATAACTCTGGTAGCCACTTGTCAAATGCCGACCTTGCTGGAATCTCAGGCGAAGCGATGTCACTCAGAGGAGCCCGTACGAACATCTTACCAGTTGCCGACTTGCCCCCTCGTATGACTAACTCCTGACCTTGAGGGTCGAACTCAGTCTTACAAGAGTACTTGTCACCCAAGACTTTCTTGAAGCCCGTTGCTGGTTTCAGCGATTCGGATGTAACTCTGGCGTGGTAGTTCAAAGAGAGGTTCGCCCACTTTTGCCACATACCTTCTTCTGATTGACGAATCAGTCTTTCCATCAGGCCAACCATTTCTTGAGACTTGATGTAAGAAGATGTAGGGAGTTGTAGACTAGCCTTGTCGCATTGAATGTGCAAGGTACCAGTCTTAGCGCTTTGGCTGACATTTAGGTCAGCGCTCTTTGCTGTAGTGATGAATGACTTGAGTTTAGGTATATCACTGATGTATATATTACCAGTCTGCCCTGTACCGCAGTCAATCTTCCTACGAATGTAGTGAGTCTGTTGACCCACTGACGCTACTATACCTTGAGCAGTGACCTTGATAACCAAGTCACCTAGGTCTTTACCAAAACTCCCTAAGAAGTTGTTGAATGTCTCTCTACTTACTGTAAAATCTACCATAATTATCACCTACAAGAGGCGGGGGAAACGGGTTCATGGAGAAGAGGAAAATAACACGCAAATGCCAAAGAAAACCTATGCCACTATCTCAGTGAGTCGGAAAATTTCCCCGTTATTATCTGATAAACCCCCATGAGTCTGTCTTACTGTACTCCTCCAATTGCTCCGTCTCGTAGTTCGGGAAGTCCATACCACTTGGCATCTTCTCCCTTGTTGGTGACGAAGTAAACTCTTTCTTGATTGTGCAAATTAGGATTCAACTTAGACTTGAAGAAGGTAGCAGTGTGTTGTGTTTCTCCTGTAGTAGAACCGTCGTTGTTTCTAACTTTCTTAGCCTTACACCAGACAATCTGCCATAGGTCTTTGTTAGCACTAGAGTGCCAAGCAAACTTCCAACCTTCAAACTCTGGTTGACTATCCTTGTCTTCTTTCAAATGACTTTCCCAGTAAACATCTACACCCAAAGCGTTCAGTTTCCTACAGATACCTGTGAGTTGCTTGAATCGTGTAGCACGAATGTTCCAGTTCCAACCAACCTCTTGGTTCAACTTAGAGTGACTTGCCTCGATAGCATCCTTTGCATCCATGTCTAGGTCGTAAATCTTCATACAATCGATACACATGGCATCGAACTGGTCTACACCAGTAACAAAGAATGTCCTCAAAAGAGGCTCATCGAAGTCTGCTTTTTGCTGTCGCTCTGCATACTCGATTGCATATCTACCGATGTCCATCACTCTTTGAAAAGTGAGTAGATAGTTGTAAGCGGTTCTGTCTTCCATCTGCATTACCCAAGGACTGAATACTCTGACATTGTTACTGTCTCTGTAGTGAGCCTGCTTGCATGATAGTGCCCCGTTGTCGAAGTCTATGGCCATCATCAAACCATCCGGGTAACGATTAAAGTGAGCATCAAACACAACACCACTCTTACCTGTACCTTCATGCCCTACGACACCACAGAAGATGCTGCTAGGGGATATGACAGGGTTGCTGGATTGAGCCTTCATCTCTGCTTCTATGTCAGGAAAGTTACTGACGAATTGGGTGGAGGTGACCGGCTGTTGAGTAGGAGCCTCTTGTACAGGACTAGGTACCTGTACTGGCTCTTCCATCACTTCCTCAACAACTTGTTCAATCTCAGACAAACTTGTCTGATTATTTCCTTCTGCTAACGCTCCCCAACCACTCACTGCTGGTCACCTCCGAATTGATTTAGATTTGTGCTACCTGTGCCACCAGACGGTCTTGCTGTCTTGTGCGGGACATAGATACCTAGAGCACCAATGCTTGGTAGCATCTCGTCTTTGTAAGGTCGGATTCTCAATCTACCGACGATGATTACCTGTGTCTTCTCTGCGTAAGGAGTCCAGTTGCCCTCGATACCATCCAACTCATATTCAAACGGATGGTCTTCGTCGTTCATTCTACCGGGTATCCATACAGTTACGCTAGAGGCGAAACTGTCTCTACCGTATCTTGACTGTAGTCCTAGGTTAGTGATGTTGAGTCTGTAACTTCTACCAGTAGGGTCAACTGTGCTCTCGGAAGGTTCTTTGTTGAGTAGACTGATGTAACCCTTGGTGATGACCACTGGGTTGTATGTAGTACCGTTTGCTCCGATGACTTTTCTTTCACCGTGAGCCTCAAGCAAGTCAGCCAAGTCAACATACTCATTATGCATGTTGTCATCTGTTAGCAGGCGTTCTGCTGAGAATGCTCTGCGTAGTGTCTCTGGTAGCCACTTGTCTGTGTACTCTACTTTCTCAGCAAAGTCTCTGTTGGTGTAAAGCGTATCTCTATCTGCTTTAGGCTCAACCACTTGAATCTTACAGGCAGTCCATCGCTTGTAAGGAGCATCCATGTTGTTACCTTGTACATTAACACGCCACTTCTTAATCTCGTTGCTGTCCTCAGCGGAGCCTAAGAAGTAGATTGTCCTGCTGACACTAGTAGGTGCAATAGGCTTAGGGCTGTCATTCTGCTTGTTCAGTAGACAAAGTATCTCATCGTTATGCTCAAAGGCGAACCAAGGTAGGTCGCTACCCTGTAGCCTCTCACCACTAGGTTGTCCATTGACATGCCATTCGCCACCCTTGGCGGTGACTATACCAATGTGCCCTTCATCAACTGCTCTGCTACGGTTGGACTTGAATACACTCATAGCCCTTTCCATGACATTCGCTCTTTGGTCTCTGTTCTCATTCTCTGCACCAATAAACATACCAACGAAGGTAACGGTCTCACGGCCACCGCCGCTTGAGCCACCCAAGTTTCTGGTTTCGATTACGAACTGTTCACTCCATTGGGTTAGGTAGAAGGGGTCCTCAGATAGCGGGTTGTCTACACTGTATTCAACCTTTAGCCAAGCACTAAATTCATTCACTGCTTCGCCTACTTTCTTTCCTACTCTTTCTCCGTAACCACTCAGTCGCTCTAGTACATCTGCTGGCCATTGTGTTTCATTGCTTTCACTCATATTTATTTCTCCATATTATTTTTCAGTTTTGCTATAAAGTACTCGACAAATGCCAAGTCATCATCGGGCCACTGCGTAGCCAGTATGACGAACTCGCCATATGTGAGCATGAAATTGTGCCACTCTTCGTCACTCCCCATGAGTGGCTTGGCACGATATCTGAGACCCTTGAGTAGTCCCAGTCTTGACTGACCAGACTCAAGAGCCTGTGCCAGATAAGCGGTGACCTTCGAGAAGTCTTCTCCTAGAAGATGCACAGCCGCTTTGTTGAGATACTGTGTATCTCGTTTGATGCTTTTGATGAGTGCATCCGACTCTCTTGGAAGACTATCTAGTATGTCGATAGCCTGTCTTAGGCTTCCGCCTGTGAATTTGATTAGGTGAGGAAGGTTTGCCATCCATTCTTGTGGCATTCCTTCCTGTTCAATTATCATTGCGAGACGCTCATTGTCCTCTGGGTCTATGCCCTTGAATGAATACTTGACACATCTATCAAGGATGGCTGAATGTATAGCCGATGTGTCATTAGCGGTCAGTATGAATATGGTAGTCTTGTAACTCTCTTCCATAATCTGTCTGAGTGCTTTTTGGGCAGGGGCTGTAAAGTTGTCAGCCTCGTCGAGAAAGATGATTCTACGACTTACACCAATTCCCTTCTGCTTGCTCATCATCTTGAGGGACCGGATGTAGTCTATCCCTCTGTCATCACTTGCATTGGTTACGATGAAATTCATCGGGTCGAAATACTCACCCAGCAAATCCTTTGCTAAAGCGTAGGCAGCACTAGTCTTACCTACACCGGGGGGTCCGGCAAATAGCAGGTTTGGTGGGCAAGTCTCAAGTGTCCAAGTCTGGGCTGGCTCAGTAAATTCTTTACATCCAACCAAGTCTGTCACTGTAGACGGTCTATATTTCTCCCTCAAAGTCATAGAATCACACCATACCTACTTAGGACCTTTATAAAAGAAGTCAAATTATGCCCCCATTTCTATCAAATCTGTCAGTTGTGAGACATCACTATAGCCAAGATTGTCATCAACATATTCGACCTTACAATTCTTAATTGACAAGGTGTTCAAATCAAACTCATTTATTTCCATGGTAACCACGATTGCGTATTCATCTACAGGTAGCCAGTTCATTCCGACAAGAACTCCCTGTTGGGCTAAGCGCTGCCTTACATGCTGAGCCACATTGGTCTTTAGTTTCATCTGTCCTACCTCATATATTTCGTATCCATCTAGGGATGATACTCGAATGTGAACATTGTACTCTTCGTCTCTCATGATAGCGTTCACTAGCAAGTGAACATGGAAAGCATCCTTGAGAACTAACCAGCCTCCGTCTCCTCCGATGGAGAAGGCTCCAGTAGAAACCAGTCTCAGTCTTTCATTGTCCTCCAGAATCTCAAGCATTTGGCTGATATCCGAAGAAGGCTCGACGACTTTACCTGTCTTGACTGGTACTGACAGACTGAGTCTTTCAAGGAAAGATACCCTGTCTATGTAATCTAACTTGTAGATGTCCCAGTCATTACCCAATGCCATGATGTCATTGACTGACTTTATCTCCACACCTTCGGCCTCTACCTCAAAGATACCTTCTTGCTCAAGGGGTAGGTTACCAGTCTTACCGATGACCTGCCTGTCTCTGTTGTAGAGGACTCCCTTGAACTGCCCCTTGGGGAACTCAGTGATGTGTAGATACCTGCGAGGGTGGCTGATGACCTCAGCATATACATTGCTGGGCGCTATTAGTTTGTCCCATGCTCGATAGATAGGACCACTGAAAGCCTGTCCGGGCTGCATGGTTCTTATCTCCATGTCAGTCATACCGTCACCAAACAACTTCTGAATAATCTCAGCGGGCTGCATGGTTTCCATCATTTGTCTGATTGACTGTAGGCTCTGAGCATGACCATCTGTAAGGTAAGTAACCATCTGCAAGAACCTAGCGATAGGCATCATGGGTCTTTCACCAGTCGCCCTTGACCAAAAGAGTAGGGCTTCTTTCTCATGCATTTTGCTGGCAATTTCGAGAAAGCCTACATCTCTTACACGAGCCATGAGGTTGAGTGCCTGCTTGACTGTCATCCCTTCCCCTCCGTATTCGGGTGACTCCAGCGATAGCAGGGGCACCATTGGTTTACCTGCAAAGGACTCATCCCATACTAGGGGAGAGATTGATAACTTCTTACAGACATCATCTCTCAACTCTCTAAAGGAAATGAACTGTCTAGGGTAGCGTGAATACTTAGGATAGAATATCTCAATCAACTCACCCAAGTCATCCAGCGCATTGTTAACCGCTTCTCTGATAATGTCTATCGAGTGGCGGAAGTGGGTAGACCGATTCTCTGCATCAGTCATGTAGTTCCTATACAGTTTCCTGAGACTCTCAGAAATGTTTGCTGCCTCAGCCAGTAACATCAATCTACCCCTTCTAATAATCTAACATTACCGGAGTTGAGCCTCACTCTATTACCGCAATTCTTACAACGCCCTTGGTGTTTCGATTTGTCTGTGATTTGTCTTCTCGTTTTGTGAATGTTGAGTTTGCCACAAGGACCTTTCGTGTTTACAGTTCTACGCCTTCCCCTAGTTTCACTTGATTTTGCACAAGTAAACTCATAGTAATAATTATCAGGAGCATAAACAACTGGCTCTACTTCACTATTGTCAACTACCCACTTTGTCAACTTACCTTTCGCTTCTGCACCGCACCATCCTTGTGCGATATATTCCCAGTTAGAAAACTGGGCTATTTTCTTAGATAGTTTCAAAGGGATTTCATAGTAAGATATCAATTTGAATAGACGCTCGTCATATAAATCTCCACGCTTACTCTTTATATCTACAGTTTGACCCTTAATCAAATCTTCAAGCACATCGACTTTCTTCATTGGTTTGTATGACTCGACCCTTTCGTATCCGATGTTATTAGTTTCGGATTCTACTTCTGTATCTTTTGATGGCTCATAACCCCTCGGTCTAACAAAATTTTTTCTTCCTTGCTTAGTATGGTCAAACATAATCTTAGCAGTTTTGTTGAATCTATTGTTTAATGTACCTCTATTAGATATATGATTTATCTCACCATATTTTTTCATTAAATCTGCCTTCCATGCCCAGTTTTCCCCTCTACCTTCCAGTTCCCACTTTTGACATTTGTTGAAAGCCTCCATCCATTTTTCATCTACATGGACCAATTCTTCTTTTGGATTGGAGTTAGCGTTATACTTAGATAAGAGTTTACCTAAGTCGGTAATCAATTCATCATACTTAGAAGCCTTTTCTTCTAACTGTTTTATTATATCACTTATCGCTGTCATTCGTTTCCCTCAGTTCTTCGAGGGTATGTAGTAATGCTTTGGCTAGACTCATTGCGTCTTCCTGTGTCAGCCTTACGCCCTCTTTCGTAAAGCCTTCACCTTTGTGATGTTCGATTGTTCTTCTAGTTCTGATGTCAATCATAGCAGGACTGTTGCCAATCGGGTCAGCCACACTCATGACTACCTCGGCCTTGCCTCGCCATCTGACAGAAGTACATGGCACTCGCCAGCGAATCGTCTGCTCGAATCCTCTTGCCATCACAACTCACCATGTGCTATCCAGTATCTGTCAGCGATAACGCCATCCACTTCTACCTTACAGTCAGAGCATAGGTTGTCGTATTCTTCTTCCTCACCGATACATGCTTTGCATGGTATCTCGAAGCCGTTGTAGTGTAAGCATCTGTCACAACAGACTTCGCCGTCTGGGTGACATTCTTTACAGAACACTTCGTATTCGGTTTCTCCATCTGCTGATTCAACTATGTGTATTTTTCTCATTCATTTCCCTCCAATAATATGTGACCCTTGTTGTTTTGTTTCTCATGTTTGGTAATGCCAAAGGATGTCTTTCCCTTCTGACCTTACTTGAATAGTTCCTGTGCATATAATCTTTCAATTCACCCTTAGTCGGTATGTATCTGTTAGCACTGTGCTTTTTGCTTTCATATAACTCATCAAGTATTTGCCCAGCATTACGAACCTTACCGTCGCTCATGATGATGTCGATGTATTTCTTAGCGGTGTCGCTCATGGATTTGATGTGTGACATTACGCTGTCACCTCCCACCAAGTAGGAACATCGGCTCGAATGTATTTGACACCACCTTTGCTGTATTCTTTAGACTTGTAGTAAGACCTGTAGGCTTTGACCACATCGTCATTGGATTTGTATTCGTCTGGCATAGCCTGTGCGAATGGTGTCATGTAGTTTTCTTCAAACTTAGCAGTCTTCCACATACGAGCCATGTGATTGATTGGACCAGAGCAAGCATGTTCTTTACCAAACCTCCGAGTATATTCTTTACACTGTTCAATTGCATGTAGGGCAAGCCATACAAAGTTAGCACGACTGTCGCCAGCCCATACTGTGCATGGATGATGTTTGTAACCACCAATGTAAGGCGTTCCTTTCTTAGTCAGAGGCATCTGCTCATCAGTAGCACCATGCCTACGCAGGGCTGATGCCATCATCTGTGCTGACTCTACGCACATCTTGGGTAGTCTAACATCGTCTAGGTATCTAGCGGCTTGCGCTGGGTCTTCGTCTAATACAAATATGTTCATACTTCCACCTTCTGACATCTTTCCCATAAGTAATCCATCGCCCATTCAATATCTTCCACTGTGCAAATGAGAGGGACACCAAATGTATCAGTCATTTGATAACGATGAAAGTAATCGTAACCGTTTCCTTCAAGACAAGTGTATTGCATGATGGCTATGTTCAACGCTTGTATCTTTGCTTTTGATTTAGGAAATCTTTTCATATCTATTCCTCCATGTCTCTTGTGATAACTGCCACAGCCAGTCCCTTTGCCATCTGCTCTATACACCAGACACCAATGTCTCTGTCAGACCAACCCTTCCTGTATTCTTCATCGTTACAATTCATGCACCAGTCTGTGTCTTCCTTGGCAAGTAGTTCGTGGTTGTAGCAAGGCTGCCCGCAGTTCTCACACGCCTGTTTGGGAGTGTCTTTGTCGACGACCAACACTCGCATTATCTCATCTCCTAGTTGTATTATTTCTATACTCATCTTCAGCACTCCACATAGTTTCTATGATAACATTGGTATGCAAGTGCATAAAGTGCTTCTTCATAATCCAAACTTGCTCTCAGTTCTTTTATTCTCTTCGTAATATATTCCTCTTCATTCATCATTCTTCTTCACCTGTTTCCTTTGTTTCTCTGAAAGTGACAACCGCCCCTCTGACATGAGGAGGTAGTAGGTCACCGTTGAACGGACAAAATGTACCCAGTATTATCATCGATTCCGCTAGTTTATTGTCAACCCTATCAATGATAGCAGGTCTGTCGACAGCAGTGTATGTAACCTTACCAGTGTTGTAGACAAGCATTGACTCGTCGCCCGCTAGTAGTCCGTAGTCATATGGGTCGGTAGGTATCTCAGCATCACAAGTAGGGCACTGAATCAAAACATGCCACTGCTCGACCATCTCTTTCTCTCCAGTAGGTAGAACCATCTCTTGCTGACCCTCGTGTTTCCATACACCTTCCTCAAGCGGGAAGGCTGACAATGGAGTACCACAGGAACACTTCCAACCTTGAGCCATCTCTTGTCGCATCATCATCTCTTTGATGTGCTTCTCTTCAAGAGACAGATGCTCTACATCTATCAGTTCACAAATGGTTTCGTCAACAGACCAACCGATGCTCTCAACCAACATCCTCATACGGATTCTGGCTTGAGCGCTCATCGGTGTATTCTCTTGTGAGATAAGTTTGACAGTCTGGTTTGCCTCTTTGATATAGGATAAACCTAGACCATGTGGTTGCCAGAGGCCTCCCTCTCTCATCCGTTCTAGTATTACTTTTACTGCTTCTTCTGGTGTTTCTTCGTTCATATTCATTCCTCCAACTGTTCTGCCTCGATGTATAGGATATTAACCCTATCGAATAGTTCTGTGTGTTCCATAGCATCTACTTCGTTGTCTGCATATACGACTGCATCAAACTCAACTCTTACTTTGTACTTCTTCAAGCAATCCACCTCAGTATAGAATCTCGCTGAACATTGGGACCTTTGATAGTTGTGCATCGATTGAGGTACCATTGACTGCTTTACGAGTCATGTCACCAAGTACCTTGTGAACTGTCTGTAGTCTGTCTGTTAGTGTAGAGAAGTTAAGTGTCGAACCAGTCAGTGTGTCCTTACCATCAGTCCAAGTTGGCTTGTGTGTGATAGCACCAGTCAAGATGTTGTATACATGGAGTAGAGAACCACTGTCTTGGTTGTTGACAGCGACCCAAGGCTCGCTTGGATTAGTCCATCCTTGTCCCATTAGTCTCCACATGTGACCTCTGTTGATACCGACTACATTACCAGTGTCGTCACGCTTGATTTGTGGCTTGGTAATCAATCCCTTACGCTCACAAATGGTCATGAGTTTCTCAAACATGTTCCTATCGACTTGAATGTCTCTCATCGATTCCGCTACAATTATCTCCTCAGCCGCTGTCTCAATGACTTCGTGTATTCTGTCAGCCAGTTTGCTGAAATCGAAGTTGCCCAACACACCATTGGTGTGCTTGAGACTGATTAGATTCGCTCTGTCACCCATGACCATACCGTTGGTACATACTAGTCGCTCAGCGATAGCCTGTACTTTGTAAGCACTGCTACCATCTAGGCTGTTGTAGATTGCGATACCAACTCTGTAGTCACCGTTGTTAGCAAAGCCTCTGGTTTGCCATTTAGTTCCAAGTCTGTGTCTTGCTTTCTCCCAGTCAACATTAGTAGACACATCAAGGAAGAGAGCCGATTGCTTCCCTTCGTTCCATGCCATTACTTGTGCTGGCCAACCTTTCTCAGCAGCCATGTCCAATACAGGACCATAGCCAACTCGGTAAGGCATTGGGTAGTAAGACGCACTGAATGTACCCAAGTGAGCACCCATTGGTCTACTGTCACTAGCGTAGTTTGGGTTGAAGATGTGGTAGGCTGATGGCTCACCATTCGCACCGTTGACTCTAGCAACTGTGCTTTGGCTACCGTCATCTACCATTACAAAGGCTGGCTTGCGAACTGGGTCAAAGTCCCAATCCATAGTCGCCTTCTCTTTTCTTCCACCGGAGAACAGCATGTTGTCAAACGGACCCACTGCTTCTCCACCAACTTCTACACTAGGTGTATCTTGGTTAGCCCAGACTGGTACTTCGTCATCGAAGTCAGCATCTACGCTGATGCTTTCATTGTTCTCAAAGGCCATGACAATGTCCATGTGTTCACTGGTTACATGTAGTGGGGAGTTCTGTGAAATCAACTCACGGTTGAGTTCTTGTCCCTTGCTACTATCGTCTGGTCTTACTAACACCGCAACTCTACCACCTTCAATGCGCTCAAAGCGAGCGACCATTGTTCTGGGTAGTCTAATTGAATTAATACCCGCTACTGAGGGGTACTCCATTTCAATTATGTTCGGTGTGCTTCCTGTTATTTTTCCTATCAATACTATTTCGTTCATATTCATTCCTCTTGTTTTCTGTTTATTATTTTTCTTATTTATTCGGCTGGTTTTTTCCGAAAGGTGCCATATATCTTCTTAGGACCTTTATAAAAGAAGTACTTTAGTGGCCGAAACCAAAGCACAAATACTAAGCCAAACGGCTCAGTCGGAATATTATGACGGGTGCCTTTGAGCAAGCATGGTTGCTGCTCAAAGCCGTCTTTCAACCCTCGGAGGGTTACCTTCTTGATGAAGGGATGAATCAGCAAGTGTTTGGCAGAGAAGGTGACCCGGATGTCACCAAAGTCGGGGGAGTATTTACTCTCCCCGATATGTATTATCTCAACCGTTTGGCTGTGGAAAGACCGGATTTGTTTGTATCACAAAATCCAATCGCACAGACTATGGAATTACCTGTGGATACCCAAGCAAGGTTCAACCACAGAGTGCCTGTTCTTTCACAACAAGTTCGAGGTCAACCCTTAGATTATACGGGTACTAAAAGAGCCGGGGCAATGAGAGGCAAACAACTAGCCCAAGCACTTTACGACGCACCGGGAGGTGAACTGTTAGAAGCACTTGGTCTTTCAGATGTCAAACCTGCTAATTGGATGCAAACATTACCTCAGAGAGGAATGCAAGTGAGTGAAATAATGGATGACCCTTCACAACAAGGAAGGGCTGTAATGATGGACCCAATGTTTTACGGGGCAGTAAATCCATCAAACTTTGAAGAGCGAATGCGTGCCCAAGCGATGAGGGGCGCTCCTCGCAGATTGGGTATTGATTACCAACTTCCAGAAGAACAAAGAGAGTCCTTTGCTAGAAGAGTAAGTGAGTTGCCGTTTGAGCAATTCATTCAGCCTGTTTTAGAATCAGAAATACCGATGAGTAGAGCACAAGAAGATTTACTATTTGATTTGCTTGAGGACCAAGAAAAAGATGTTCAATCTACTCTTGGTCGGATTGGTGTTGCTTAGCGAACCATCTTGTTCTTGATGTAGAGCGTGGATAAGCATCGGCAATCAAATGGCTGATACCCGGTGAACCACTTTCTTTGGGAAATGTCCCACAGTGCTCAACTTCATTGTCGTGCCTTGGCTTGGTGTCAGCGGATAGATTGCTTTGGACAACCCGCCACATAAACTCAGCAATGCGCTGTTTGAATGCTTCTTCATCGTGCCCATAGAGTCGCATAATCTGGTCGGTCATGCCAAGCATTCCTCTGAGATTCTGATACCAGTATGGGTCTTCGTGGTCTTGTATATCTTCTATGTCAATTCTCATTCTTGTTCCTCCTCGAATATAAATACGCAGGGTATCGGCAATTGCTTTGCCTTGTATTTTATTTGATTAAGTAGGATGCCCCTGCGCTTTTGAAC